ATACCGGAAGCCGATACCATATTCTCTAAGGTAGCAACTGCTCTTTGAACGGCGGCATCAAACCCCGGATAAGTTACACCAGCCCCATCTATATTATGAGCAATTCTGAATGTCCATATCACAGTGTCAGTGCCTGTCTGAGCAAAACTCACACCCAGATTGACCATAAAGAACCCTTTATCATATATCCTGATTCTGTCATTAGCAAAATCAGCATCGGTTCCTACAGTTGTTGAAGATACAGTTCCAGTATCATCAGGGCCATTAGCCCCAACTGAATCAGCATTCCAATCTATATCGGCTGTTGCTAACGACGCTACCGCTTGACTTGCTGGTGTTCCCGCTGGTGAATATATAGTTCCATATCCGCCCATCCCTGACTCGGTAAATTGTCTAACCATCTGAGCAGTAATAGCGCCAGTAGTATTATTGGCAAAACTGGTGCCAGTAAGAACTGATCTTGCTTTTCTTAACGCTGTTGGTGTTCCCATTATCCATACTCCACATTGAATGCAGCGCCAAACGCGCTATCTTTATTTAGAAAAAACATAGTCTCTCCGTCCTCAAGTGTTCCTGTTACTATGGTAAAATATACATATCCTTCCGCATCTGAATTTGAAAAAGAACCTGCTTCGCTATCCCCAGTTACATCTTCTATACTTACTTGCAATATTGAACCTATAGCCCCGCTTGTTTCTCCCTTTACCAAGTCTCCTTTGGAAGGTATTTGCATATCAAATGCAGTGCTAAAGGCACTGTCAAATACAGAATCTCTAGCAGTGCCAACAGTAAATGGAATTCTATAATAGGTTATTTCTGATGGAAGAGTTTGACCGTCAAATCTTTCATAACCATCCATCCTTCTATATCTACCACGAATATCTATCTCAAAATTATCAGCCGCTACAAGTTCTCCCGGCTCCAAAGCGAGAGAAGGATCAACCATATTAACGCCGCCCTCGAATGGAAAATAGGTAGATTCCAGTCTCGCAGGAGAGATATTTCTATTTCGTAACTTACTCATTCCGCTCTCACAACAAAATTAAATGCATCCTGAGCAGAGGAGAACCTTCTATTCTTTTGTCTTACTAATTGATCGGACTCTAGTTTATCTAATAGGTCTTCAAACTCCGCTAAAGAACCAGCCATAATTTCTGGAGCGTCTTCATTCTCTGCATAATACATCTTTGCTCTGGCTATAATTATCTTATGGAATCGCGGAGGTATAGCAGATACATCAGCATCTGCAGTCATAACAGTAGGAATCGCCCAATACTCCGCTTGAACCACTGTACTAGAACTAGGTGTTGGATAAAAATCTAATGTATTATCAGGATGGTAAGTAAAAACCTCCGGAATATCTTCGTCCACCGTTCCATACTTATAATTTTCCCTATATTCATTCCACGGCTCATACTCTAAAATCTGATAAGACTCTGATGTGGGGTCCCAAACTACAGAACCAAGTTTCCAATTACCTAAATCACTAGGAAAACCGCCCCCCGGTCCAGCGTCCGTATTAGTTGACATCAAAGTAGCAATGCCTTGACTGGTTGTCATAGTCGCAGTAGACCACAAGTAATCCCAATCAAACCACCTGCTCTGTATATCTTGATCTGCTTGCGCTATATAACGAACTACAGCATTCTCTTCTTCAGATAAAGTAGTAGCATCAACAGCAGATGGCCCTGTTCCGGGGGGTGGTTTTCCTTCTGATTTAGGTAATTGGAAACTTGGTTCTGTAGTGTGGGACCCCACATCAGAGTCTTATCAGATTTTAGAGTATGAGCCGTGGAATGAATATAGGGAACTTTATAAGTATGGAACGGTGGACGAAGATATTCCGGAGGTTTTTACTTACCATCCAGATAATACATTAGATTTTTATCCAACACCTAGTTCTAGTACAGTAGTTCAGGCGGAGTATTGGACTATCCCCATTGTTATGACTGCAGATGCGGATATATCTGCTATACCCCCGAGGTTTCATAAGATAATTATAGCCAGAGCCAAGATGTATTATGCTGAGAATGAAGATGCCCCGGAAATTATGGCTGGTGCGTTGGCAGAATTTGAGGATTTATTGGATAAGTTAGAAGCAGATCAACTTCCATCGCAGAAGAATAGAAGATTTTCTTCTGGTCAAAATGCATTTAATTTTGTTGTGAGAGCGGAATGAGTAAGTTACGAAATAGAAATATCTCTCCCGCGAGATTGGAATCTACTTATTTTCCATTTGAGGGTGGGGTTAATATGGTTGATCCTTCTCTCGCTTTGGAGCCGGGAGAACTTATAGCGGCAAATAATTTTGAAATTGATATTCGCGGAAGGTATAGAAGGTTAGATGGCTATGAAAGATTTGATGGTCACATTCTTCCCTCTGAGATAACTTTTTATAGGATTCCCTTTACTTTAGGTACTGCTAGGGATTCTGTATTTGATAGCGCCTTTAGTTCAGCATTTGATATGCAGATTCCTTCCGTGGGAGATTTAATTAAGGGCGCTACTAGTGGTGCTGTAGGTTCTGTATTAAGTGTTAGCATTGAAGATATAACTGGGGATGATGAAGCCGGTACTTTCCCCACTTCAGATGCAGAAGGGTATGTATATTTTGTGGTAAGAACTGGAACTCTTGAGGACGGGGAAACACTATATTTTTTAAACAAGAATAGCGCTTTTGGGAGCGCATTTAACGTGGAGTATGGATAATGGGAAACGCAACACCAACAGCATTAAGAAAAACTAGGGCAGTTTTAACTGGTACCAGTTTTGCTGATAACACGACAGGCGCTATTACTGCTCAAATGGTCAGACAGTTTACAGAGTCTGGAATGGGTGGCTTTGCGACTATATATTCACCGACTGGAACACCAGCCAGTCAAACAATAGCAACCGCTACAACTGTGACAATAGATTGGAACGCTGATTCGGTAGGCGCTGATGGTCCAGATGATACCGGAACTGTATCTTCCACAACTGTGGGAGCAGATGCTGATTTTGCTAATAATAGAATCAGGATATATGACAAAGGATTCTTTATGGTAAATCTAGGTATAAGTTTCGCTCAGACAGGCACAGACACTGTAATATGGACATTCAGAATTGCTACTGATATAGATGGTGCTGGTGCAACTTATCCGGGGTATGATTGCGCGGTTCAAAGAGTAGCCGCAACCTTGGACAATATGGTATCCGCTTCTGGAATAATTGACACTACAGGTCATACTACTACTACGGATGTATTAGCGCAAGTAAAACATGCAGATTCTGGGTCTGAGTATTTTCAAATGCACTATGGGCAGTTATCTGTTTTTAGGATAGCCTAATGGGGCTTCTTGCTACGGCTCTTTCATATGGTCCTCCAGTATTAAGGGATAAATATAGTGGCGCCACTATTGTTGATGAAGCAAAGACAGCAATAGACGACCAGAGAGAAATTATTGATGTCGTTCCCGGAGAGGGAAATGTAAATGGTGTGTGGGTCTTTAATGGTGATGTGTATGCATTTCGAAATAAGTCTGGTGGGGCAACTGCTGGCATGTATAAATCTACTGCTACCGGATGGACTGAGATTGATATCGGAACTGCATTGAACTTTGACGGAACCACTGATGATGGGGAGCCAATCCCAGGTGATGTCGGGACAGCCACTACTATAGTTGGAGCATCAAGCGGGGCGCAGGGAGATTTAGCAGGAATCTCTTATCATGGCGAATGGACTACGGGTGCTGCAGGTTTGATGGTTTTGACAAGTATAACGGGAACTTTTTCAGATGACGAAAATCTTAATATGCCATTGCTGGCATTTAATTCTGGTTCTATTGAAATATCCGAAGGGGATACTATAGTAGGAGGTTCTTCTGGAAAGACTGCTGAAGTTACGAGCGTTGTGATAACGGGCGGCACCGTTGATGCCGGGGATGCGGCTGGTTATATATCTGTAAAGAACAATACTGGCACTTGGACGGACACTGAGGCCATTAATATTAATGGTGTAGATCATGCCACTGTAAATGGGAGCAGCCAGCCAAGTAATGTGAAGGTTGCTGTTGCCAATGGAACTCAATATGCTCAAACTATTGCACCGGGAGGACTTTACGAATTTACTAACTATAATTTTAGAGGACAGACTACCGGATTCACGATGTATGGGGTAAATACCGTGGATAATGGCTTTTCATGGGATGGAACTACATTTATAAAATTAACAACTGGGATGGATACCGATACTCCAGAACATATAGCCGCCCATCAAAAACACTTATTCTTTTCTTTTCCAAATGGCTCTATTCAGAATTCTAGTCTTGTTACCCCTAATATCTGGAGTGTAGTTAGCGGTACATCAGAACTTGCTATTGGGGATAATGTGAGCGGGTTCTCTACT